AGTGATGTTCAAGCTTATAATGCTGATACAGTTTTTAAAGATGTAAACAATACATATACAAAAGCACAAAGAGGATCAACACAAACTGCTGGTTCTCAAACTGGTAGTGTTACATTAGATTTTGACACTTATCAAAACTTTGTTTTAACGGCAACAGGTAATGTTACATTAGCTAATCCTTCTACTGAATCAGTAGGACAATCTGGTATTATAGTGTTTGTTCAAGATGGTACTGGAAGTCGTACGTTAAGTTTAGGAACAGATTATGAAACTGCTGGTGGTGCTGGTTTGACTATATCCACTGCTGCTAATTCAGTTGATGTCATACCATATTTTGTTAAAGCTGCCTCAAGTATTCAGCTCGGAGCACCGCAACTTGCTTTTGCGTAGGGGATATAACCAATGCCAGTAAAAGGTGAATTTTTTCAAAATCCAGGTTCAAGTGGAGCAAGTTCATTTTATGATTATCAAATACCTTTTGGTTGTAAAATACCTAGAAGTCCTTCAGTAAGAACTGGAACAAATGGTGGTGGTTTTGGTTGGAGTGGTCAGGTTTACCCTAATACAAGTTCATGCACTAGATGGACTTTTAGCACATGGCTTAAAAAATTATTAGTAACTGATGAGATAGGACCAATAGATGGTGCTACTTTTACTCAAATGTTTGTGTCAAATATTGCTAATAACCAAGGAGCAAATTTAACTTTTACTTATGGTTCTGGTGCTGCCAACCAAGATGTAATTGGATTTGATGGTTCATCCTCTGTTAGAGGTTTAGAAAAATTTACAGACAGAAATAATTGGTGGCATTTGTGTATGATTTTTGATACTACACAATCCACACAATCTGATAGGGTAAAAGTGTATAGAAATGGTGTTTTAGCAGATGTTAATATAGGTTCAGTATATTCACAAAATGCTAATATAGAATTTGGTGTAGGTCAAGCATATGGCTCTCACTATTATGGCTTGTTTTATGGTGCTCATAACCACAGTGAAGGTAACAGTCTTGGATGCCAATTAGTAGTAGCAGAAACCATTATTAGACATAGTATTACTGGTGATAGCATAGCTAATTACGGATATTTAAAAAATGGGGTGTGGGTACCTCGAGACCCAACAGACTCTAGCTATATAAATTCAACTTTTGGTTCAGAAGGTCTTTGGTTTAAATATGCAGATGCTAGTAATTTAGGATTGGATAGTAGTGGTAACAATAATAGTGCAACTACAACACCTAATATAAATGCCGATCACCAAGTAATCGATACACCAACCAATGATGGGAGTTAAGTATGGCAGCTAATTCAAATTTTGCAGGATTTAATGGTCATAAACAAGGTAATAATGATGTAGCCTCAATAGAAGGTGGAACAAGTTACTCTATTACAACTAATAATAGAGGTTTTATAGGTAATTATAATTTAGAAATTGGTAAAAAATATTATTGGGAAGTAAGAGCAAAAAGTTTTGGTGGTACAAGTGACCAGCTTTTTATTGGAGTATGTAAAGATACAACTGATTTAAGTGGTAATAGAGGTGGTGGTCAAGTTGCTAGTAGTGGTTCATATGGTTTTGAAAATTATAATAATAATGTGTATTTAAATAGTGACAGTAGTTCAGGGTCTGGTCCTGGGCAATTTAGAAGTCCTCCTAATAATATAAGAGTAAAAGTTGATAGAGTTAACCATACTATTAGTTGGGCATTAGATGATGGTAGCTTTAGTTCTACTTATACTATACCTTCAACTGGTAGATTATATCCTTGGTTGGGTAGTGGTGGTGGTACAAATACAGCAGAAGCTAGAGCCAATTTTGGACAGGACAGTACTTTTTCTGGAGATTTGACCGCACAAACAAATACAGATGAAAATGGCTTCGGTGAATTTTATTACTCGGTGCCTTCTGGCTTCCTTGCGTGTTGCAGTGGGAACAAAAGTGTTAGTGCAGACATAGACCCTAATCTTACAGACGATAATCACCCAACAAAACAATTTACAGTTGCTCAATGGACAGGTAATAATAGTTCACAAACTGTCGACATTGGTTTTAAACCTGACCTATTGTTTTTTAAAATACCTTCATCAAGTAATTCTTGGACTGTTGTTGATACAGTAAGAGGAGGAACAGCTAGTTCAACAAAATCTTTAAAACTTGATGGTTCAGACCAAGAATCAACTGGTGCTTATGTTGCTTTGACTGGGTATGTTTCTAATGGATTTACTTTGACTTCTAGTTCTGGTTCAGATTTCAACACTAATGGTACAGTTTATAATGCGTATTGTTGGAGAGCAAATGAAGGAACAAATGTTACTAATAATGATGGCGATACAACAGCTTCTGTATCTGCAAATCCTAAAGCTGGGTTTAGCATATGTACTTATTCAGGAATCGGTAGTTCTAATGGTCAATCCACAGTTGGACATGGTTTAAATTCTGCTCCTGAAATAGTAATACACAAAGGAAGAAATACGACCGCAGGATGGTGGACTCAATCTTCTTTTTTTACAGGTCCTAATTACTTAATGCAATTAAATACTACTGCTGGTCAAACTGAATTTACAGGGTATGGTAATTTAGTGGCTCCTACGAGTAGTGTTTTTTATATTAATGGTATAGATGGAATAGGTGGAGGAAGCACTAATTATGTATCGTATTGTTGGCATTCAGTTCCTGGCTATAGTTCCTTTGGAACCTATACTGGTTCAGGTTCTCAAAATGGCAGATACATCGATTTAGGTTTTCGTCCAAAATTAGTAGTTTGTAAAAAAATAAACGAAGCTTCTACAACTTATGGTTGGGCAAATTTTAATACTACACATCAAAAATTTAATAAAGCAACATTTTCTGGTGGTTGGTTTGATACTGGTGCAGCTTGGTCTGGAAACTATGATATACAAATATTAGGTAATGGTTTTAAACATAGAAATAACAATACTAATTTAGATGCAAGTGGTAAAACATATTTATATATGGCGTGGGCAGATGTTCCAGCGAAGTATAGTAACGGATTTTAACAAAAGGAGATTATAAAATGTGGGCTTTAGTAAACAGTAAAAATGAAGTAACAGAAATAATTAAAGTTGCTCGTTCTATTGTAGTAGACGATGTAAGACATCCAAGAACTATTTTTGGTGCTTGGAGTTGGTCAGAATTAAATGCAATAGGTATATATCAAGTAGAGGACAGTGGAACAAAAGGTGATAATAGGTTTCAAATTACATCTGAGCCTATTTATACATTTGATGCAAGTAATAAAAAAGTTACAACAAAATATACAATAACAGATAGACCTCTTGATGATAGTGAGGCTAAAGATGAGGCTGGTAAAAATATTATTAATCCAGAAGGTGAAAAATTAATAAATACAGGATTAAAAACTATAGCTAAAAACAATACAAATAAAATGGCTCATGACCTTATATCTAGGTTTAGTTGGTTGGTTGAAAGAAATATATATGATAGTTCTAAAGCTATACCAGATGCAGTAAAAACTTATGTTGCAGCCATACAAAAAGATGCTGATGATATTGTTACTGCAATAACTAATGCTAAAGATATGACAGAATTTATAGCATTGCATACAGATGAAATGAATAGTGATGGTACTTTAAAAACTATGAATAGGCTAAATAGGTGGACATCCGATACTACAGTAACTGCTTATATAAGATAATGATATGCTTAGTGAAATCCGTATTGCTGGAGGTATAAACAAACAAGTAACACCGACAGGTGCACAAGGAAAATGGATTGATTGCGACAATGTTCGTTTTCGTTATGGTTATCCAGAAAAAATAGGCGGTTGGGAACAAACTACATTAAATACTTTAGTAGGTGTTGCAAGAGACACACACATATGGAGTGATTTACTTGGCAAAAGATATATAGTCATAGGAACAAACAAAGGCTTATTTTTATACCATGATGGTGCCTTTTATGATATCTCACCTTTAGATACAAACATAACATCATGTACTTTAACAACTACCAATAATTCTGCAACAGTTACTGTAAATAAAGCATCACATGGTTTAGAGGTAGGTGATTTGTTTTTATTTGCAAGTGTAACCTTACCTGGTTCTGGTACAGGTTTTGTAAGTGCAGATTTTACGCAAAACACTTTTGAAGTAATAACAAGAACTTCTGATAGTTTTACTGTGACAGCAGGTAAAGTAGAATCAGGTGCTGGTTTTAGTGCTGGAGGAAGTGTTACTTTATCTCCATATTTTAAAGTTGGTGATGCAGTACAAGTAACTGGTTATGGTTTTGGTACAGGTCTTTATGGTGGGTCAAATGTAAGTATAACAAGCACAACTTTAAATGGTGCTTTATTAGATGATGCTAATGGAACAAGTGGCTCAGGTACTGCAATTACTTTAACGTCTGTATCTGGTTTTAGTAGTGATGGTGGTACATTAAAAGTTGGTGAAGAATTAATAACTTATACGGGTGTAGCAGGTAGCACTGTTACAGGAATAGTAAGAGGAGCTTCTGGCTCTACTAGGTCTGCTCATAGTGATGGTGCTGTGGTACAAGAGGCCTCTAGCTTTACTGGATGGGGTGATGCTTCACCTACTGGTGAAGTAACATTAGAACCAGGTAACTGGTCATTAGATAACTTTGGGCAAATATTAGTTGCGACTGTAAAAAATAATAAGACTTTTCAATGGAACCCGAGCAGTGCCTCGGCTCTGTCAACAAGAGCTACAGTCATAACAAACGCACCAATTCAAAGTGTGATGACTGTAGTATCTGACAGAGATAGACATTTAATACATTTAGGCACTGAAACTACTGTAGGAACAAGTTCTCAAGATAAAATGTTTATTCGTTTTGCAGATCAAGAAAACTTTTCTGATTACACACCAACATCTGTAAATACAGCAGGAACTTTTAGAATAGATAGTGGTACAAAAATAGTAGGTGCAGTAAATGCTGGTAGTTTTATTTTAATACTTACCGATACATCTGCTTATACAATGCAATTTGTAGGTCCACCTTTTACATTCGGTATACAACAAGTTGGAGCTAACTGTGGTTTAATATCACAACATGCAATGGTTGCTGTAAATGGTGTAGTGTACTGGATGGGAAGAGCAGGAGGTTTTTATTTGTTTGATGGTACAGTAAAAAAAATACCTTGTTCTGTTGAAGACTTTGTTTTTACAACACAAGACACAGATGATTTAGGTATAAATTTTGATGCAGCAGATGTTGTTTATGCTGGTTATAATTCTTTGTTTAGTGAAATAAATTGGTTTTATCCAAAATCTACAACTACACAAATTGACAGGGTAGTAACTTATAATTATGCAGAGGGTTTATGGACAATAGGTTCTTTAGCTAGAACAACATATTATGATAAAACTATTTTTGATAACCCTTATGCAACAGATTATAATACAACAGCTATACCATCGTTTCCAATTATACAAGGTGCAACAGCTACAAATGGAGCTACAACTTTATATGCTCATGAAAAAGGTAATAACCAAGTAAATTCCGATGGCACTAAAACTGCAATAGTTGGCACCATACAAAGTGGAGATTTTGAAGTACAAGGTCAAGGGGATGGTGTGGTTTCAACTGGTGAATTTTTTATGAAAATAAGAAGATTTGTTCCTGACTTTAGAGCTTTAAATGGTAATGCAAAAGTTACTATAAACCTCAAAGACTTTCCAAGTGACACGGAAGCCAGTAGCACTTTAGGACCATTTACTGTTAACTCCTCAACTCAAAAAGTAGATACTAGAGCTAGAGCTAGAGCTGTAAATTTAAAAATAGAAAATATTACTACTGACGAGGATTGGAGGTATGGTACTTTTAGAGCTGATGTGCAACCTGATGGTAGGCGTTAATGTATGGATATAAAAAATATTGTAAGTCTTGATGATGAAAACATCTGGAAAAGCGACCACACATCAAATCCATATGCTATTGTTTTAGATGCCAAAAAAATATGGAAGTTTACAAAAAATGAATGGCCTCAACAATACAAATTCTATTCAGAGATGATAGAAAAAAATGCTAAAGATTTTAAATGGGGATTACATAAACAAAAATCATTTAAGTTATTGACAATAAAAGAGTTCTGTTATTTTATGGCACCACCTGATATAATATATAGAGC